TTCACAGATACTTGACATGGATGAATTCATGAGTCAAGATGAGATAGAAGTAAACAGAACTCGCGCTTCTATTGCTGCAATGTTGCAAATCCCAGTGGATGCCGTTAGCATTGTTTCAACAGACGTAGGGGGACGTCTAGTAATAAAATCAGCATACATATTTCTATCATCAGGCGACATAAGTCGAATTTTGACAAAGGGGGACAACAATGGATAGTGCTCATCCGCCGTCAAACGGTGCATGCAAAGGGAAGCCAAGTGGATGGTGGTTCCCGAATCTTTCAAATCATTCAACGCCGCGTGAACGCAGTGATGTACGTGGACAAATGAAATTGGCCATCGAAATTTGTAAATCTTGTGACAAGCAAATTGAATGTCTTAATTATTCACTTGAATGGGAACTGTTCGGTATTTGGGGCGGGGAGACTGAGGGTTCACGCGAACGTATGCGTCGAAACTTGGGCTTAAGAATTTTGCGTCCAAATGTTCATGAGATTGTGGGGTATCCAGAACGTGGAAACTCACACGAGTGAACTTCTCTCGCGTCTTGATGGCGTAGTTAAAACTTCAAATGGCTGGGATGCCCGTTGTCCTTGTCGTAATGACGACAGTAACCCATCGTTATCTATTCACGAAAAACAAGATGGCGCAATTCTCCTTCATTGTCATCGTGGCGGGGGATGTTCTGCGCCAGAAATTGTTCAGTCCGTAGGGCTACTTATGAAAGATTTGCTTCCCCTGAGGGATAGGAAAACTTCTTTTGATTCTTATGAGCCGAAGCCTTTTGAGAAGAAAGTTTCTTCACCAAAAGTTGCAAAAGTAAAACTCTCAGTAGTCGCAACCTACGATTACGTTTCTGAATCAGGCGAGTTGCTATTCCAGAAGGTTCGTTATGTTGATGAGGATGGTAAAAAAACTTTCCGTCAACGCAAGCCAGACGGCAATGGTGGCTATACCTATTCTCTTGGAGATACACCAAAAGTTCTATATAAGTTGCCTCAGATTATGGCAGCAAAAAGTAAAGACGAATCAATTTTTGTCGTTGAAGGTGAAAAGGACGCTGACACCCTTATTGCCTTGGGAGCCTGTGCCACAACGATGCCTGGTGGTGCTGGTAAATGGTTGCAAATCCATACAGATGCTCTTGCTGGTGGGACGGTAGATGTTATTGCTGACAACGATGAGCCAGGTCGCAAACATGCCGTTCTAGTGATAGAAGCATTGCGTGGTGCAGGATGTGACGTACAGGGATGGATTTGTCCTACTGGCAAGGACATCACGGACTTCATTACTTCCGGAGGTTCAACTTCAGAACTCGTCCCATTTGAGCCCTCTGAATCAGACAACACTCCAATTACTGAAACAATATTGGAGGAATCAAGTGATGACGTTGATGAAGAAGAAGAATTTGAGGAGATACCTCAAACGCAAACTGAAATAGCAATTTCAAAACTGCGTGATTTGTTGGAGAACAATAAACTGACTCCGACGGCACTTATTAATCGTGCTTCATTGCTTGTGTCTTCTGCGCTCTCGACTGCTCCTACTACTGAGGGGCGTCTTGTTAATTGGCAAGAATTCGTTGGTGAAGCCGATGACGAGACATATGACTGGCTAATTCCAGGTTTGTTGGAACGTCGCGAGCGAGTCATTGTTGTTGCTGCTGAAGGTGTTGGAAAGACAATGCTGGCACGACAGGTAGGAATTGCTACTAGTTGGGGAGTGCAGCCTTTTACTTTTAATAAGATGCGACCAATTCGTACGCTTACTGTTGACCTCGAAAACCCTGAGAAAATTATTCGTCGTTCATCTCGCAATATTATGGGTGCTGCTGCTTCAATGAATTATTCAATGAAGTCTCATGCTCACCTGCTTATTAAGCCAGATGGATTGAATTTGTTATCTGCAACGGACAGGCTTCTTCTTGAGATGTATATGGAGCAAGTGCAGCCAGAGTTGCTAATTCTTGGACCTCTTTATAAGTCTTTCCTTGACCCAGGAAATAAGACATCGGAAGCAGTTACGATTGAAGTTGTCAAATACCTAGATACCCTGCGTGTTGTCTATGATTGCGCCTTATGGTTAGAGCATCACGCCCCACTTGGGGAGTCTCAAACATCACGCAATTTGCGTCCTTTCGGTTCCGCTGTATGGTCACGTTGGCCAGAATTTGGTATATCGTTGCAGCCGGACCCTATGGCTGTAGGGGATTATGTATATGACGTAAAACATTTTCGTGGCGAACGTGATGAGAGACAATGGCCTACCAAGATGCGACGCGGCAAGAAATGGCCATTTGAGCCAATGGAATTTAAGGTGGTTAAGCCATGAGTGAAAATACACCCAGTGTGATGACTAAGGAGTTTTTGGCTGAACGTGATGCTCGTATTTTCAAAATGCGCCAAGCAGGCATTTCTGTAAGCGAAATATCAAAACGTTTCGGTGTTTCAATTTCTGTTGTGCAAAAAGCAGTAGAACGTCAACTTCAAAAACTCAACAAAGAGACCCTCATGGCTTATCCAGAGGTACTCAGAATGGAACTGGAGCGCCTAGATAACCTACAGGCGGCTATCTGGCCCATGACGCAACACAGGAAGATACGGACCGACGACGGTACCGAGGTTCAGATTGAACCCGACCTAAAGGCCATCCAACAGGTATTGGCAATTATGGATAGGCGTTCAAAACTTCTTGGCATGGACCAAAACAACCTCAACGTTCAAATGGAAGTCACTCAACCCGAAACCATCAAGGCAACTCTTGCTGGCGCTCAATCTGCTGCAGCACTGGAAACGTTCAATCCCGAGGCAGAGGCAAGGGCGCTTCTTGAACTCATGGGACGTTCTGGTATTTTGCCATCAGAAATTGTTAATGGGCTATTAACTCAAACTGGGGAAATTATCGATGCTGACGTAATTCCTGCGATAGAGTTAAGAGTGGAGGAGACAAACCATGAATGATGAAAACACCACAAACGCAGACAACCTAGAACAAGCGATGAATGCCGTTGCTGATGTTATGGAGCACACGATTTCCACACGCCTCGAAGGCGACAATCCGGCTGACAAGCAAGTCCTGATTAGAGCAACAGACATCGATAGGGAACGCTGGAAGAATGCTGCTCAAAAAGAAGGCAAGAGTCTTGCTCAATTTCTTAGAGATACAATTAACGAAAAAGTTGTAGAAATATTAGAATGTTCTCACCCGCAAGAACAACGCCGAGTTTATCCGTGGGCACAATTCTGTCTACGTTGTAACCAGAGACTCTAATTACATTTACCATTTCCCAATTGGGCACGAAGCATTCTTTAGTTTTGTTTTAATTTTCATAAAACATCCGCATTGCTTACATTGACGTGTCGGCTTATATAGGTGTTCGCAGTCCATGCAAATTTGCATTCTTTGTGCCGTTGAGAGTTCTTTATTTTCTTCAGACATTTTCTTCTTCCTTTTTCCATGGAGAAATGTATTTGACTTCTTTAGCATACTCTTTTGTTGAGTAATGCATTATCATGCGCTTGGCTGCATCATTTACCGACTCGCCTGATGGATAACCTGCATCTGATTCATTGATTTCGCATATTTTTTTATAAATACGAATGTTCTTATTATCATCGTTGGGGGCAATCAGAAATAGTGTGCATACTTTATCTACGGAGTTCCAATGAAATTCCCACAGTCTACCAAGATAGGAAAATGTGGTTGCTATATGCGACTCCGTGAATTTAGGTTCAGTAATATCTTCAATACTCATGGTGCAGCAAAGAATCCAAACAAGAAACAGACAAGTCCGATTGTTACTGTTGCAAAAAGCCAAGTTGTTTTCTTCAACATTTTTAATTCCTTTTTCTGTTTTGTCAAAAGTTCTTCCATTTTTATTTCTTTATTTATTGCATCTCCATCAAATATGATGTCGGGGTATAGTATTTCCTGCTGAATCATAACATCCATCAGTTCACCAACTACAACACTTATTTTTTTTACTTTGTTTGGCCTATCAACCG